CGTGTATTCCTTCCTCGGTATTCTCATTGCATCTCTCCTTCCATGTCGTATAGATTAACCCACCACGACTTGGTGGACGAAATTTCGGGGGAAGTTCAAACTAATACCGGCAGCACCAAATCCACCACCACCACCACCAAACATTCCCCCAAACATAGAACCAAGCCTGGAGAGCATCCCAATGTTTGCAAGATTTCCGCCGTCTTGAGTTGGGCCAAACGGGATATTGCTTCCTCCGCCACCACCGAACAGCCCGCCGATCAATGACCCCAAACCAGAGAAAAGACCGCCGCCAGAACCGCCGCCGAACAAACCACCCAACGCATTCATACCACCCTGCACCGCAAACTCAATCACCGGGCGCAAGATCAACGTCTTGAACATGTTTTTCAGCGTGTCGCGGAAGTTTTCTGCAAATCCTTTTCCATCCTCGAAGCCGCGCATCAGCGCGTCGGTCAGCGTGTCGCGGATGTACTCCTGCGTCTTCTTCCACTCTCGCCGCAACTCTTCCTGCTGTTTGACGGCTTCTTCCATGCCGAATTTTGCACGGACAGCCGCCTCTATTTTCTTTCTGAAATCCTCGTATTCTTCCGCTGTTTGACCGACGCGAAATTTCTCCGCCTCCAAAAGCGCGATGGTGACGGCGCGCTCTTCGTTAGAGAGCGACATCAAATGAATTTCCGTTTCGAGTTTCTTCAGGTAGTCTTCCGCGCCCTTCAAAGCGTCGTCGCGTATCTTGTTGAGGTCGTCAGACGTGATCTCGACTTTCTTCAACCAGTCGTTAAAATTCTTCTCTTCGTCTGCCAGGCGTTTTGTTGTTTCGGCGAGTTTCTTTTTCTTTTTATCAGCGGCTTCCAGTTCGTCTATCAACGATTTGGTTTGTTTCGTAACCCCAAGTTTTGCTGCCTGCAGGCGCAACTGCGCGATCCTGTCTAAATCGACAACTTCTACCTCCGCCTTCAATCTGTTTATAAAATCGTCTGCGGCTTTTATCTGTTTTTGGCGAATGTCATCTTCCGTTTTCTGAAAATCTAAGGCCGCTTTATTCTTCCTATCTTGAGCATTCCGCCACGCATCCATTTGCCTGACGTGCGCGTCCATGTCATTTTCTCGAGCTTTAGCATTGGCGTCTATCGCAGCAAGCGTCTCTCTCAGCTTCGCGTTGTGTTCGTCGATCATTTCATTGCGAAGCGCCCACGCACTCTTGATGCCTTCAATATCAAGCCTCGCCGCTGCACCTGCAGCCTCGACCAGCGCCGCGATGCTGACGGAAAGGTTTTTAACGCCAGTGCCAAGCGTCGCCGATATCTTCGCAAGCGCCTTGAACACATCTCCGACCGCCTCGCCGAAGCCTTCCATCGACTCTTTCTTGTTGTCAATGTCGCCGAAAGCGTCAGACACATCACTGATCGCCGGAAGCAGGCCGGTCAAGAACGACCGGCCGAGCGCCTGTGCCTCAACGCCCATGATCTTCAAGCTGTTCTCAAGATGCTGCGATTTCGCAGCCTGCTCTTCGGTGACGACGCCGACGTCGCGCGTGTATTGGGCGATGTCGGAAAGTATCGGAACGATGTCCTTTCCCTGTTTCCCGAACAACGCCATGGCCACTGCGTTTTTCTGTGTGCCGTCCTGAAACTTTCCCATCTGTCCGGCGATGCGTTGCAACGCTTCTTCCGGGCGCTGCATCAGCCGCGCCGTTTCTTCGCTGGTGAAACCAAGCGCCTGCATCGCGCGCGCGGAATCGCTGGTCGGCTTCTCGACAGCGGCCAACAAGGACTGCCCTAGCTTGACGGAATAGTCAGCCAGCTCGTTCATGGTCTTGCCGGTGACGGCGGCCACTTTGTCGTAGCGCGACAATTCTTCGACCGAGATGCCGGTTTTCTGTGAAAGGTTCATCAACGCGGCATCCGCCGCATTGATGCTTTTGATGAAGTGCGCAAGGCTTCCGGCGGCGATGACGCCGAGAAACGCCTTCACCGCTGACGTCGCACCACCGAACGATGATTCTGCCGCCGGTTTGACCTTTTCGGTTTCGCCACGCAGCTTCTCAAGCGATTCGCGGCTGACATTGACCGCGCCGACGAAGCCCGATCCGTCTGCCGTCAGTCTGATACCGATTACCGCTTCGCCAGCCACTGTTCACCTCTTTGCATTGCACTTTGCATTAAAAACTTGCATCGCCGCGCTTTCCATGATTTGCAGCTTCAACATCATGGTGTGTTTATCCTCGACCTTCACCGCGTCGAGATAGGCGGCGGTCGTGTTGTAATCCAGCCCCAGTCTGACCAGCGCGCCGGACATTCCGACCGAAACGACGCGCCACTGGGTATGCAGGCGCATGAAAATCCCGACGGCCTCGATGTTTTCCTGATAGATTTCATATTCTTCGCTCTCCGTAAATTCCCGCCGCAGCACTTCAGATATGACTTCTTCACTGGCGCCGCTTGCTCTCAACTGATCCGCCACCGCCTCGGCTTGACGACGCCGGGCCTCAGGCGCCGCCCGCCGACCGGTGACTATTTCAGCCCAGTATCGCGCGGCGCCTTCGAGTTTTTTTCGTCGGCGTCCCCTTGTGCTTTCAGGAACGCTTCGACGACACACGGCACCACAGGAACGATGGCGAGCAACTGCGGCAGCACTTCCTTCGAGAACGGAATCTGCTCCTTGCCGTCATCGCTCATCACGTCTTTCCAGTCGGTGATGTAGGTTTCGCAGATTTCCTTGTCGGTGATGGGACCGAGATTCATGACCTCACGAACTTCGTCAGCCGTCAGCCTGCCGTCTTCCACCCACTCGTCCAGAGTCTTTTTACCGAGCCGAGCGAGGAAGCGCCGCCGGTCGAGCAACGCCTTTTCGTCGGCGTCCAGCCGTTTGAACTGAACCTGAAACGGGCGCTCTTCGACGGTGTTGAAGTCGCCCTTTACCGGGACTTTGACTTTCGCCCAGATGGTTTCTGTCGTTGCAATTTTGAACATCACGCCACCTCGATGGTCAGTTCGTCATTTCCTGCGTCCGGCATGAACGCGATGTCGGATTGCAACATCGCGATACCGTTCACGTCGGTCATCGTCGGCGCTCCGATCTGTACCTTCGGCCCGGCGATGGTGATGCGGTTGCCAGCTTCTGTGCCGTGCGTCACCGAAAACGGAACCGGGCGACCGGACAGCGCAAGGTCGTACCAGTTCTTTTGAGCGATGCTGTTATTTTCAAACGTGATCTGCCCCGTCACCTTGCGTTGAGTGATCATCACGACTTCGCGGCCAATGAGACTGACGAATGTCACCTCGTTTCCGAGATTGATCGACAGGCCGGACGAGACTACCGGCATGCCGTCAAGCATCAGCACCGGCGTGTTGACGGTGTTTGCGGCATTCGGCATCTGGAATTTCGAGAAGTCTGACGGGCCGATAGACATGTCTTCCGGCATCACGAAAAGCCCTGTCGTCGTGAATTTGAACATCGGGATCGCGCCGGATTGCAGGTCGATGTTGAGGTTGCTGCGCGCGCCGGTGAACAGGTGACGTACACCATCCAAATCCCAGCGCAGGGCGACAGATTCCATGTTGTCAGTCACCAGCGAATACAGCACGCTCGTTCCGAGCGTCTGAGTTTCGGCGAAGCCGCACGACCGCAGCGCGGCGCTGTAGCCCGGGATGGCTCCGGCGGTACCGGCGCCTGCAAGCTCGATGCCGAACTCGGCCTGCCCGTGAACGGACACCGGAACATTGCCGGCGTTGCCGAAATACGGGCGGATGATCTCACGTTCCGCCGTCTGGTTGTTCATCGGCGTCAGTTGCGGATTGGCAACAAGCAGCGCATCGGACGCGGCGAACGCGCCACTGGCGCCGTATGCCGCCTCGACAATCATCGCGAGAAGAACTTTTCTCGATAACATCGGGTTTCCCATGTCACTCACCTTTCACGTCGGCGGCTGCGCCGGTTACGGTTTTCGTCTTTGCTTCGGCCTGCGCCTTTTTGATTTCGGCATCAGGCGTCGGCCCCTGCACCTTCGTCAACGCCCCGGTCTTCGGGTCTCGAACGAAGCGGCCGCCGCTTTGCGGCATTTCCTGATTCTTCATATTTCATCTCCTACGGTTCTGTACTTCACATGGAAAACTGCCGTGAGCATTTCGATCTGCCCGTCGGTATCCGATTCGTCGCGTTGCGCACCCATGTCGGCGAAGTCGATACAACTCCCGCCGAGCCGTGTATCGGCAAACAACCGCCGCACAACTTCACCATGCAGCCGCTCAACCTGTTCCAGCGAGTCGTCGCCTTTAGCGACAATAATCACCAGCAATTCGGTCGTCCGGTCGGCGATGCCGCCATTCATGGTCGCGCCGGTCTTTAATTCCGGCGGCGCTTTGCGCCCAAGCCGCACGTTGATGGTCGGCGTTGTAACCTGACGCGCATAATTCCTCTGCCGGCTGACGACGACGCCATCTATCGGCGGCACGGTGAGCGCCCGCTCGGCGGCGTTGAGAATCGCAATGACCTTGCTCATGACTGCCTCACCAGTGTTGCGGTCATCAACGCGCCATCGTCTTTCAGGCGCGGCGGGCGCACCCTGTAGCGAACGGTGTCGATCTCGACAGTTTCGCCCTCGGAAAGATCGGCAAAAGCGCCGACGCTCCTGTACGTGATCTGCCGGAGCGTGGCCGTCGCCTCGCCTGGGAAAACCTCGGACGTCTCTTCGTCAAACAGCACGCGATCGACGACATCGCCGCCCGCGCGCTTCCAGACTGCACGAACGGCGAAGCCGTTGTCGGCATCGAAAAAGACGGCGAGGTCTTCAACGAAAGGCATCGTTACTCCTTCGGATTTTCAGGCGGTTCATCCCCGCTGCGCGTGGAACGCGCCGCTTTGTCGTTACCGTGAAACGCTACCGCCTTTCCAAGACCGATCAGGTAGCGCGCTTCGCGTGCGCTGACGGTTGGTGTCGCTCCTATCGGCTCGTCCTTTTTGTTGACGACGCACGGCTCCAGTAGCTTGATTTTGACTTTGTCGTTCATGATTTCCCTCACGCGGTTGCGATGTCCATCATCCGCGAGAAGGATTCTGCGCGGCGGATAGAGACATCGACATCCATTAAACCGACGATACGAACACCGCCGCTGGTCGCCTTGGTGTAGGGATCGACCGTGAGATCGAGACCACTCCAGAACGCGAGGATCAAATCCGCCCAGTTGCCGAAAATCATCGCCGAAAGATTGGTTCCGGTGCCTTTGCTCAGGTTCGACGGCACCGCGTTGGTCACTTCGGCGCGATAACCGTTGATCGGGTTTCCGCCGTCCGCCCACACATAACCAGGCACCGACGCTTCTTTGATGGTGGTCTTGAGTTTTCCGCGTACCTTCGCGTTCGTGACATAGGCCATGTTTCCTGCCAGCGCATTGGACACGGCGATCTGGGTTTCCATATCGACCATGTGCTTCCATGTCGGCGCACCGCCGTTCGCGCCAATGGCGACCGATCCGATGCCGGTCATGTTGGCGATGCCCAGCGGCGATTCTCCGCTTCCGTCACCAAACAGCGCGACGCGCTCGATTTCGAGGCCGATGGTCGTGGCGATTTCCTGACGGACAAACGCCTCGATGTCGATTGAGCTTTGAATCAGCAGCTTGCGCGTGACCTCAGTAAACGACCCGACGGTGCGCGGACTGAGCTTGATTTGGTCGAAGGCCGGTTCGCTCGCGTCCACATCCTCGCCTTCGCCGACCCAGTACGCCGCGTTGCCGCCGATCTGGCGCGGAATGGTGATGTCACCGACCAACCCGGTCATGGTGCGTACGCCGAGATTCGAGATCACCATCGCATTACGCAACATGGTAATGAAATCGGACACAAGGAACTTGTCGTCCACCAAACTGCCAGCAGACGCCGCGTTCGCAACGCTCAACTCGCGCCGCAAAACATCGTTCGGCACCATGAAGCCGCGCGACGCCTTGCCCGCGACTTTCGCCGCCGCTTCTGAACACTCACGCTCGAATGCGGCCGCTTCGTAAGCTTTACGATCGGTCGGGTTCGCCAACGCATTGAGCGCCCGCAGGAACGAGAATTGCCTGACCTCGTTCCCCGTCATCCCGATATCAGCCGTTTTGGTCGGCTTGTTCGACTTCTCGGCAACCCGCTCCTGCATCGCGCGCTGGAATTCGCCCAACGATTTCCCGTTGGCGACATATTCCGCCGCCAGTTCAGCGCCGCCGAAATCCTTGAACGCTCTCCCGGCGGCAGTGATGTCCGCCACCCGTTGACGTTCGACGGCTCGTTCGTTTTCACGGGCGCGTTGCTCGATTTCCTGCGTGTTGATTTTTTCAGCGGTACGGTTATCACCACCGCTTACAACTTTATCTCCATCCATGATGTTTTCCTCGTTTGGTAAAAACTCGATTTGTGAGCGCCGATCAAGGCCGCGCCCGACGCCGACGGTGGTGTCAGCCGGAACACTGACGATGCTTACTTCAAACGGCTCCCAGTCGGTGATCCGGTACGTCCCGACGCCGTCTTTTTCTCTCTCAAGAATTGAGTCGTGGATGATGTAGCCGACGGAAATGCATGTTCGGATACCATCGTTCACGTCCTGCATGATTTCTGCGCCGCGCGCGCTTTTCGAGAAGCGAACCTTCGCGCGGCCTTTACCTTCAGACTCCAGCAGCGCATCAATCACGCCCACCTGATCGCCCCAGTCGTGATTGACCAGCAGCGGCGCTGCGCCGGACTTGAGCCGATCAACACGCATTGCGCCTTTGCTGTGATCGAGTATTTCAATCCCCCACCACTGCTCAACCGGTTCCTCGCTGGAAAACGAAATCTCAACACTCCTGTCGTCCTCGTTGACCATCGACCGCGTGATCGTGACATGACGGAAAGCGCGTGATCCTGGCTTAATCTTCTGTGTCATCTTTTTCATCCTTTGATGGGTTGGGCTTTGTTACGGGCGGCTGCGAGAGATCGACGCCGTATTCGGATGCGAGCTTTTCCTCGTTTTCGATTTCCGCGAAAATATCTTCCAGATCGGCGCCGCCTTCGTTGGAAATCCGTGTGCGCGACGTGAGCTTGTTGTTGAGACGCAGGATGGCGGCCTGCGCATCCTTCAACGGATCGACCCACGCCCAGCGCCGCCCCTGGCACTCGTGAGGCAAGAACTTTTCATACTTCGAGAGCGGCAGCGCCGAGCCGTTTTCCGCTCTCACTTGGCCGTTGAGTAACGCAAAGCGCAGCCATTCCGGATAAATCTCTTCGAGGGCGGCCTCGATAAACCAGTCTTGAACGGTCATCCATTCGTCGCGTTCATCCAGCACCCCCTGACGGATCGAAGAAAAATTGACCCCTTCCAGATCGTTGGCCAGGGTGACATAGGAAACGCTAACGCCACTGGCAATGCCGCGCAACGCCGCTTTCGTGAATGGGTCAAATTGATCGTGCGGATAGGCCGGATCGAACGTCTTGAAATCGACCACTCCCTGCGGCAACAAATCAAAAACGCCGGCCTCGACTTCTTCGATAAGCCTTCCTTCTTCATCTTTCCCGTCGGATACTTCGCTGGGATCAACAGCGTGATCCTCTCGCTGGACGTAAAAGCCCATTTTCGATGCGCCGATCCGGGCGGCGATAATCGCCGCCTCACGGTACGCTTTGAGATCGTTGAGGCGCAGCATTGCTGCATACATCCACGGGGTGCCGCGCCGCGCCTCGCAAAAATCATCGGGGACAAAGCCGTGGATAATTTCATCGGCAGGAACACGCATGCGGCGACGTTCGCCGTGAAGCGATGCACCAGCTTCCAGAATGTGATACGCGACAGGGCGCGAATAATCATCGACTTCTACACCCATAATGATCGCGTTAAGACCGGACGCCGCATCACGGTTGAGGCGCGTATCCAGACGCGCCGGGTCGAGGCGCTGCAACGCGAAGCCGAAATCATTACGTGCGGCCTCACCGCGCACCTTGCGAAGCAGGAACTCACCGTCACGCGCCGCGTCAATGATTAAGCCACGCAACAGATCGCGGAAGCCGTGATGCCCGGAAATCTCGCACACACCACGACGCCCCCACCGTTTCCACGCCTCGGCGATGGCCGTTTGCGCGATTGTGTCAGGTGATCCATCAGCGTTGTAAATGCGCTGCTTGATTCTGATGCCTGCGGGGCCGACCACATTATTTCGCACCATACGGCCAAACTTACGAGCATACTCATCGTTCTTGAAAAGATCGCGCGACCGCAAGCGAAGGCGGTCGAGATCGCCCTTCAGTTCATCGTTGATGCTCTTGTCTGTCGTCTCCCAGCGGCTGGTCAGCCTGCCGACCTTGGCGGCAGCGAAAGCGCGAAATACCGCTGCCTTCGCAGCGCCCACCGGCACAAAGCCAATGCGCCGGGCGACTCGATGAGAGAGATTCTTCAAAGCGCTCATCAGAGCCTCGCAAAAATTCTGTCGCGCCGACCACCGCTCTGGGCGGTTTCTTCGCGCTTGGCCTCAACCAGGTATTTGCTACGCGCTGCGATCAGTTCCGGGACGCTCATCAGCTTCATCGAACGCCCAGCGATGCTGTACTCGTTATGCTCAGACAGCAAGCGCCCTTCGAGACGCGCCTCAATGAGCCGTAGCATTTTTTGTGCGTGGGTTTCGTTAGCCATGCCCCCACTATCACAAAAAAAACGGCGGTCAATAAGGCAAAACGACCGCCGTTTTTTTAACTTTAACCGCCCGCTTGACAAGTGTGCACGTAGTACATACAATCAAGCCATGAACTACGAATGGGACGAAAAGAAGCGCGCCGCCAACCTTGCCAAGCATGGTGTGGACTTCATGGACGCTTCAGTGGCGCTGCAAGACCCTGCCAACATGACCATCGAAGACCCTGATGCAGTAGGCGAAGAGCGATGGGTCACACTTGGCATGGACTGGGCGCTGCGCGTACTGGTCGTGATATGGACGGAGCGGGCGGATGGCTGCATCCGCATCATTTCAGCGCGTAAAGCCAGTCCCGCAGAATCCCGTCGCTACAACGGAGCGTAAATCATGAGAGACGAATACGATTTCAGTAAGGCCAAACGGGCAAAGGACATTCCGGCGCTGGCGCGAATCCAGAAAGAAAACGCGAACAAAGAGCGCATCACGATCCGGCTGGACGCCGAAGTTCTGGCATGGTTCCGCGATCAGGTGAAAGGCGGCGGCAACTACCAGACGCTCATCAACGAGGCACTACGTGCTCACGTCAGCGGCGCGAACGGACGCCTTGAGCGCACATTGAGGAAGGTGGTGCGTGAAGAGCTTCGGGCGGCGCACATGTGATCCATCAGCCGTCGCTTCGTCTTTTCAAAATCTCCCGCACTCTCCGAGCCGACAGGCCGTGTCGTTGCGCCAGCAGTTCCACGCGCTCGCCGCGCTGGTATTCAGCCACGATGGCGCGATCACGGTCTGACAGGGTTTCATCCACCGCGCTTTTCTTGATGTATGGCCTGTCGCCACCCCATATTTTTCTGATGGCGTCTTCCGCGCGGCGACAGGCGTCCAGCACGGGTACGCCTTCGCCAACCAGATGAAGGATGTGGGTGTTCAGTTCGTCAAGAATGTCCTGGGTAGGCATAGGTCACCATCGGGTTGCGGAAAAGCCGCCGTGCTTCCGCGCTTTCGGGCGCGGGAGTTTGGCGGGTGAAGGAATCTCAATGTCGAGGTCTGTGTTTCGTCGCGATTCCGGCTCGAACAGGTCGCGGTTTTTGGGCTGCACTTTTTCTTCCAGGCGATCCCAGAACGACGCCGGGCGCCGGTCGAGCTGCAACCATGCTTCAAGGAAGGTCACATAAACGCGGCAATCCAACGCTTCGACGCGGCGACCGGCAAGCCGTACCCAGCGGGATTCTTCGCCGCGGGCTGTCAGCCGAGTGGCGCGGGTTTCGCCGGTGAACTGGCTGAAGTATTCGTCAGGCAACTGGTCGGAAAAATGGATGTAGCCCGGCCCGGGCTTTTCGAGGTTGAGACGGTTCAGAATCAAATCCTTGGCCAAGTTGGTGCCGACCTGCCAAAGCGTCACGCCTTTTTTGACGCGACGCCCCTTCCAGTCGAGATCGACTGCGGTGCTGCCGTGAACGATGGCGCGTTCTCTTCCGGCGTGGCCGGCGACGGCAAAGGTGTTCTTGTTGCGCCGCGCATAACACCAGGCGTAAACGGCTTGCGTGTGGTGGCCGCGACTGTCGATGGCGCTGGCAAAAACGTGCATCGCTTTGCCGCTGGCGTGCGTGAATTCGGTGTCCAGGTAATCGTTGAGTTTGCTCCACACGTCCGGTAGCGATGGATCGCCAAATATCTTGCGGTGATCCACCAGCCAGGTCTCGCAGCCGCGCCCATACGCCCAGACACTGACTTCCAACCGGTTGTCCTGCGTGTCGATTGCCGCCAGCAGCAACAACCCGCCCATTGGGACAATGCGCAGTGTGTACGGCTCGGCGCGGTTTTTGAGCGCGGATGGGTCAACGGTCTGAGCATCTTCCAGCCATGTTTCGCCAAGGGTGGTGTTCACGAACGCTTGCATCTTGGTGTTGTCGCCCATCTTCACTTTTTCAAGAGCCGCAAAGAACTCAGCCACGATGTCCGACCATTCGACATTCGGTGAGTAGGCCGTCCAGATGTGAAATGCGACCTTCTTCGGCGTTGCGATGACCTGCCCGTCAGGCGCATGAAAGGCGCTTTCGTCGTCCATCCATGTTCCGTCGTCGGCCTGCCAGCGCCCAAGCTCGGCGACGGCCAGATATTCGAAGCGGTCGATCAGGACGCCGCAGTGCGGGCACAAATGCTTGACCGTGGCCGGGTCATCGTTGATGAACTTGAAACCGTGCGTTTCGTCCTTGCCGCCCCAGGTCAGTTTATGGAACTCCCTACAATGCGGACAAGGAACGTGATAACGAAGGGAGATGTCCGCATCTTTGGCGCTATCTTCAATGTTCGAGAAGTGCTTTGTTTTCGGGGTGCTGCCTCGAATGCGCTTCGGGAATGATGCGCCCTCAGTCCGTTTATTCGACAACGACACCGGACTTCCTTCGCCCTCAATGCTGCGGTCGAAAGCATCCAGTTCGTCGAGGATGGCAACATCAACCGAAATGCGCCGGTAATTGGTCGCCGCTTTGCCGCCAAGCGGGTGCAAAACCGAATAAAGGAAGATTTTCAGGTTAAGCGTGTTTTCCTTGCTGCGCCGCTTGTAAGCAGGAAAAACCTCTTTCATCGCGTCAACGTCGCGCAGCATCGGGTTAAGTTCCGTCTTGACGAACTTCGTGATGTCGTCGTCGGTCGGCTGCCAGATGGCGACGTTGCGGTGCTTATGGTGCGCGAAGTAACCGAGCGCCGCCAGAATCATCTTCGTGTAGCCAACGCGCGCACTCTTGATGAACGTGATGTCTTCGATCTCATCATTACTCATTGCTGCCATCACGCCGCGCTGGAAAGGCCAGGGCGTCCATTTCTGTTCGACGTAGCTGCTCTCGCGTGACAGATAGAAGTGCTTGTTCGCCCAATCCGTCAAGCTCATGTGCTCCGGCAGCGCAAACGCTCTCAGCCCGCGCGTGAGCGCAGCGTTCAGCGTTTGATGGTCGAAAGAGAACAGTTCTTCACTCATTGGCGTCCGGCTCATCCAGAGAACTGAGGCTCATCGCCGCGATGAGATTACAGGCGCTTGCAATCTTTTCTTGGACCACGCCTAATGCTTCGGCGCTCACGCTGGCGCAGTTGCGTTTTACGTCTGCCGGAACGGACTCAAGAATGCGCACCGCCCGACCGCCGACCTTTCCGAGGATGGCTTCGAGCAACGAGACGGGAGCAATCAGTTTTTCAGCCTCGGCATTTTCGCGCCGCGCGCGCAGCTTCAATTCGTACGTTAGTTCGGCGCGCTCCTGCGACAATGCTTTGCTGCCGCCGGAACCGTGGCCGGAAGCGATTTCCCGAAGGTGTTTACAGTAGGCATGCAGCCAGTCCTGACACGTCGCATCTTGTGCCAAAATACCGCGTGATAGATAGTTCGATACCGCTTGCTGACTGATGCCGACAAGCGTACCGAATTCTTCTTGTGTTACTTTTTTATCAAGCTCCATCGCTTCGCCTCACAATACAACCCCTGACAAAAACCTCATGACTAGCGCAACGCCGGGGTTCGAATTACCCTTAAGGCACGGTTCGCAGGGAGTACCTTTTTTTCTATCGAGAAATTCAGAAACGGAATTCTTTTTTTTCAGTCCGGTCATCGCATCGTCTCCAATGCTTTGTTGATGGCCTTGTTGGCCTCAACTGGCAGCACAGCCTTTACGATGCGCTGCGCAACGCCTAGTGGGTCGAACCGCTTTTTATACGACACGCTCCGAACGAACGATATAATCGGCACAAGGTTGACACCGTGCAGTCCTTCACGCCTCCAGATGCCGCGCGCCAGATGGCGGTCACGACCATCAGCACCGTGACGAGGGACGAAGTAGCCGTACCCCTGTCTTTTGAGTTTAACGCCAGTACGCGACACCCGGCGGCGCTTATCATCCGTGATGTTCGCGCTGTACCCCTGTTCGCCGAATGCGCGAAGAAACGACAACATTCTCACAACCTCGCCGCGCGACAGATTTCCGTATTGATCCAGTTGCGCCCCGCTTGCCGGAACTGCAAACTCACCGGGGAACAACAAGCCAACACGCCGAAGCGCGGACTCAAACTTTTTCGGAACACGGCTACCACCTTGGATTTGTGGTTGCAGATAATCTGCTGGCGCGGTTCCTTTGCCGCCAACCCAATCTTTTATCTTCACGACAGCCGTCATGTCCTGCTTCGTCGCGCGCTTTGACACCATCGGCGAATTCAACGTGAAAGGCGTCGGGCGGTCGAACACGCTGCTCATTTCCTTTGTCCAACTTTCCTTTACCCGTTTCGCTGTTTCGTTCAACGCAAGCGACACAGCGAACGGTATCTGTTTCGCCGGAAGCGCCTCGAATTTTCGCAGCACTTCGTCAAGGTTGCTTGAAACGTCGATCTTCACGATTTGCCTCGCATTGCCCGACCTGTAAACAGGTTGGGCACAAGGTCGGGCAAAAATAATGTAGCAAAATCATCTACATGTCCAACCGACCGACCTGTCCAACGTGATGTGTGTGACACACACGCGCGCGTACGCGCGTACGTACGCGCGCATGCGCGTGTGTGCGCACGCGCGGCAGGTTGGTCGAGGTCGGGAGGTCGGACGGATCGTCTGTGGAAGCGGGTTTGCGCCGTCCAACCTTTTCCGGCGAGGTTGGTCGAGGTTGGACGGAGTAGCCGCCCAACGCTGACAAACCTCACCGATCTCTGGTCAGAACGGACACTCATCGCCACTTCCTTGGCTCACCGCCGTCTGTTTGATTTCAACAACCGCTGGCCGCGCGTAATACCGCTGGCGCTTGCCGGTCGTTTCACGAATGCTTCGCCCCCACCCCAGTTTGAACATAACCTGTGCGATTCGCATTTCCGTCGAACGCCCGGGCGCCACCTTGCCGACCTCAGCTTTGAGCGCGTCGCCGATGAGCTGTGCTGTCGTGATGCGGCTTTCGGTCGATGCGTGCAAATAACACGCGATCACTGCTTCCCAAACGTCTTCGATTTCTCGCGCGTCCTGCTCCGGCTCGAATAACAGTTGCTGTTCCTCGCGCGATGGGTGCCAGCGCTCTCCTTTGCGGAAACGCACCACCGCCTCGGCGAACAACTGATCTCGCGCTGCCGCGAGCGCATCCAATTCAATCTCACCGCATTCCCGCGCCGTGATCGGCCAGTAGCGCGTATTGCCGGTGCTGTCTTTCAGGTAGGCGAAAAGATTGGTTGTGCCAGCGAACACCACTTGCCGCGCCCAGTCACGCGGCTGGCGATCGTAAGGCGCGCGGAAACGATCTTTCGGAGACGACAGAAACGCCTTGATCCGCGTCGCATCAGCCTTTGAGAACGCATCCAACTCGGCCACCTCATAAAGCCAGCAGCCTTGAATGAGCTGGTAAACATCCTTGTTGCTGATGTCGATCAGCGTATCGCCAAACCATTCACCGCCGAGAATACGCAACGCTGACGACTTGCCCTGATACTGCGCCCCCTCGAAGATCGGCATCGTTCGCATCATGCACCCAGGCTGATAGATACGCGCCACCATTCCTATCAGAAACATGGACGCCACCTTCATCGTGTACGGCGTCGCGCGCACACCCATGAAATCGGCCAGCCAGGCATCCAGACGTTCCTCGCCGTCCCAGACAAGCCTGTCGAGATATTCGCGCACCGGGTGCCACTCAGAATCGCTTGCGCACCAGCCAACCGCCGCTGACAAATTCCCTTCGTTTCGCACGATCAACCGCTCTTGCTGCGCGAGCCACATTCCCATCCGGTAATCGTCTTCGGATGTCCACTCGACACCTTCGCTGAAGGTCGCCGGGTTTTCCCAGGGCGCAGGCTTGCGCCGAACAACTTTGTGCGCGAACTCATTGCGCCAGATCACGCCACGCCAGGCAGGATGATGCGAGAGATACAAAAACACATTCTCACGGCAGTCGCGGGCGTTGCCGTCTTTCATCAACAACAGATCACGCCACTCATCGTCTTCACCGCCGCGCGTACTCACGCGGCCAGCGCCAGCCGGAGTCGGGTCTATTGCCTTTTTCGGCTCACGCGCATGATCGACAATGAACTGGCCGATGCGCTTCTTGTCCCATCCCTCAGCCACCGCGTCGGCGACATCCCAGCCGGCGGAACGTCCCTCTTCGGCAGGAACATCAACGACGCGCACCTTGCAGCCAAGCGCCGCCAGCATCTTCGCGATACGTCGCGCTGCCGCGCGCCCCGGGTCATCGAAATCCGGCCAGACGATCACATCGCGCCCAGCCAAAGGCGACCAGTCCGCTTTATCATCAGCCCTGCATCCGCCCGGCCAAGTGACCGCCGGACGCTCAGGAAGAACGCCGTACAGCGCGTCGGCGCATTTTTCGCCCTCGACAACCACCACCGACGTGCCAGGATGCGCGGTCAGCCGGTCAAGGCCGTACAACGGTCGCGCGACAGGGAACGCCATCCAGCGCCATTCTTCTGCGCCGGAAACCGCGTGCCGCGCCCAGACGCACGGCAGAACATCTTTGCCGCCATCGGACTTGAGGAAGCGATAAACATGACCGAGCACGCTGCCGTCGGCGTCACGGTACGCCCAGGACCGCACAGGCTTTCCGCGCTTGGTATGCGCCTTCGGCGGTTCGCCAGCGTGCGCAGGCACAGGCAGCACAGGCCCCCATTCACATTTCGCCACCGCCTTTTTAGCCGCTGTGGGCGCGGATTTTGGCTTAGCCAACCCCAACTTGTTCGCAATCGTCTTCGCTGCCTCGGCATTGGAAACGCCATTGAGGTAGGCGTAAAGGGCGATCAAATCCCCGCCTTTATCGTCTGTCGCAAAGTCTGCCCAGGCGCCCGTGTTCAGATTGATTGAGAAGCTGCCTTCGCGCGAATCCGCGCGGGTCGGGTTCAATGACTTATATTCGTGGCCGTCGCGCCGCCCGTGCGGCAGCCACTCCGCCAGCAGCGTTTCGATGCTGGCGAGGGCGGAAGCGGCGATGCTTTTGAAATCGAGCACGTTATTCTTTCGCTTCCTTGCGCAGCGTGTACCTCATCATCCGGCGGGTGGTGCCGCCAACGGTCACGTTAGTCATCACGCCGTCGATCTTGTGGCCGCGTTGCCGCAAAGTGGAAATCACCTTCGACAGACCGAAAATACCGTACTTCGGCATTGCCTCAGCCTGCGTGATCGACCGCTTCTGAAGATGTCCCAGCACTAACTCAGGTTGCGTTTTATACATGCTTGACTCCACTCGTGAGAAGAAAAAGCGCCGACGGCGCTATGAGAAACGTCGCCGGCGGCTCCGGCGCCAGACAGTAAAACACCGGAAGAAGAAACGCGCGGAGCCGAGCAGCACCCCGCGCGCCGGTTGCCGTGATCACTTTTGGCAACTACGAAGAGGGTGGCGGCTCCTTTTTCAAGTGCTAGAATAAAGTTTCTGACACATCTTCTAACAACCAACCGGAGCCACCATGAGACAATCTGGAAACAAAGAGATAAAGAGCGGCGTACCGCCGCGCCCCGTACCAACAGCACCGCCACCGAAGCCTGCGCCTCAGCCGCAGCCGAGTGGAGGGAAGAAAGGATGATATGGAAACAAATGAAACCAGAACGCGCTACGCTATAGAGTTTGAAGCGCGCTACCTTCAACGTGTAAGCGAAGTTCATCGAAAGTTTTACGGGCTGATCAACGGTGTTTTTTTTATGCTGATACTGCTGTTCAGCTCGACAGCATTCGCATCTATTTTTTCCGGTAATGCAGCCTTGAAGCTCTCTGGTCTGGCGATTTGCATCACCACACTTTTCAGTTTTGCGATCAACCCAATAAAGAAGCAAACCCTTTTCGATCAACAATACAAAGAAGCAAGCAAAATTATTACGGAAAGCATCGGGCAGTCTGACGAAGACTTCGACAGAGCGCTTCATAAAGCCAGAGAGAACGCCCTTCCAGCCATAGATGCGCTTCGCCTGATTGCGCAAAACGACGTAATGATAGAAAAGGGGCACCCCCCATACGAAGTCACATGGCGTGAAACAATGTTGAAGTTTTTCACTTAAAAACATCACCTAACCCCAATCGCGTCGATCCGTTGCGCGATCCCGGCCAGCGTTTTCGTCGCGGCAACGTATTCGCGCATCAGCGCAGCCTTCTGGTCTTCCGGCTCGACAGGTTGCGGCGGCGCCACACCAGCCTCTCTTTCCGCCTCTAACACCATCGCCATCAGCCCAGGCGACGGAAGCAGGTATATTTTCTGCCCACCGCCAAAAGCGCCGAGGACTCTGGATGAAGCGTAAAAGTCAAAGCCGCCTTTCTCAAAAAGGGAAAGGATTTTCTCTTTGACGGCCAGGTTTTTCTCGGCGGCGCGATTGAGCCTGTCGAGATAGTGGCAGAGCTCACTTGAGTCACAAGAAATGTCAACGGTAATCATTTTTTAATCTCCATAGAATCGATACGCTGCACGAGCCTCGCCAGCGTCTTGGTTGCTTCGATGTATTGCCGCTGCAAAACGGCCTTCTGGTCTTCCGGCTCGACCGGTTGCGGCGGCGCATAGCCTGCCTCAAGACAGATAAACCGCGCCGCAGCGTGATATCCCGCTTCGCGTCCTTTGCGGATAAGCCATAACGCCTGCTCAGGCGTGAGCCGGTCGCGGCGGTCTGGATTCAGGCAATCGCGCAGACGCTGTTCCGCCTCGCGCACGGTCTTTTCCGGCCACAAGTCATGGCCAACAGACTTGAAACCGCCGACCGCCTTGACCGTGTCCACCAGGGCGTCGTTCAGCGTTTCGTGAAACAGCTCATCCTGTTTCATGGGCTACCCACCCTTTCCGTGGCTGTACGTGAAAAACGTACAAGCACGTACAGACAAAAAATGGCGAAAAAAAGAGAATGAACGGATGAAACGGGCGGCGCTCCCTTCCGCAGTAGAATGGAAGCGCCAACCACCAACCCACCGACGAAAGGAAGCGCCATGTCAGACATTTCCACCCTCCTTTCCGACCTGCTCGGAAGCATCCCGACCAATGCTGTTCTGCGTGAGCGCATTGAATTCATCAAAGACCAGCTTGCTGCTGAAGACAAGGCGCGTTCTGAGGCGTTTAAGACCATTGAGCGCCTTCTCCAAGAGAATGACCAGCTTCGAAAACGCTGTGATGAACTTGAAAAGCAAGTAGCGGCTCACGCGGTAACGGATCAATATACGGAGCATCGCGGCGCCCTATTCAAGAAAGACAGAAGCAAGATCGGGCACCACATCGCCGTCTATTGTCCGAAGTGCAAGAGTTCGGCAGCACCGTTTCCGCCGGGCGAGGCATTCAGTTGCGAATGCGGGTGGTTTTCCGCATTCAACGAAGCTGAACTTGAGGGTGTTTTGAAGGAAATCTCCCCGCCGAAGGTCAAGTTCAAACGGTTTGTTTAATGGACCCATCACGCCACCTCTTTTTGTGGTTGGCGCAGATACTGCCAATCGAAAACGGGCGGCGCTTCCCAACGCGGTAGAATGGAAGCGCCAACAACCACTAGCCAACGAAAGGAAACGCCATGAACCAAGACAGAATAAACAGGTATCGCAAGATTAGCCGTGAGCTTGACGCGATGCGCGACAGTTTTTTTGAACTGCACTGCTTCGGCGATTATCTTGCCGAGCGAGATGGGTACAAAAGCCTTCAAGGCATTGATGCTGTCCATTTCCACCTCATTCAGAAACATGGGTGGACACCAGAGCAGCTTCGTTCGCTGTCGCCTGAAGACATGCGCTTTTGCTTAAAGGAAGAGATGGCCGACTGGCAGCGCCCTCCTGAAGCAGACGTAACGCTCTACCGATGATGAACTCAGCCTTTGCCAAGTCATATTCCTCAAAAAATGAAGCATCCATCACACTATGATTCCCTGTGCCACGCTCTTTTGACGCGACGCGTTCAGAGACGCCGTGAAGCAGGATTTGCGCTTTCTGAACGAGAAACTCGACTTGCTGAACCGACATCACGCGACCTCTTTCTGTGACTGCGACTGCCGCAAATACGCCCAATCGACATCAGGCCGGAGGTCTTCGCAGCGGACAGCGCCAGCGGAGGCTCTGTCGAGGCGAACACAAAGATCGAGCTTAAGCTTTTGGGCGACAGATATGGCCTTGCGCAAGTATCCGGCAGTCGTTCCACACCTGCGCGCGTAGTCAAGTTGCTCACACAGCGAGAGGGAATTCAGATATTGACGAAGTTTGTCCATGACAGAAAGCGTACCGTATGGTAAGCGTTTTGTCAACTATTTGGTAAGTTTACCTTTCAGTAAGCGCCGATTACAATTCTACTCAAGGATTAAGCAATGACAGACTTGCAAGAAATACGCAGACATCGCCTAAGAGAATGGATCGACGAGCGCCATGAAGGCGTTCAGGCTAAGTTGTGCAAGCTTACCGGCATGACAAGCAGCGAGCTTTCAAGGCTGCTCAAGGACAAGTCTTTCCGTGAAATAAAGGCGCGTAACATAGAAAAAGCTGCAGGCATGCCTACCTTCTGGCTTGACCGCGCTGACCACAACATCATTGAACACGACTTTACAACAGGGAAAGGTGGGCGGGACTGGGCTGAACGAACACAGGCGGCAATGACATTAACAAGCCCTTCCACTTCACCAGCCAAGCGCCTCATTACCCGCCTTCAAGACGCCGAGCGAGCTGGGGAGCTGTCGCCGGAGTTGCTTAACGCCATTGACGCCGTGCTTGATTTGGCGGAGAGACAAGATGACAAATAAAAGATCGCCGAAGAGGCGTGAGCCGCTGAAATTGAGGTAATAAAATGGCAAGCGAAGATATTGAAAACACTTGGAAGCCAAGAACTTTTCTACTGGCCGTGTTTGCGGCCATTTTCTTTTTGACGTTTACCGAGTGGGGCGTTATCGTCGCACTTGTTCTCGCCGTTCTTGCTTACGGCTCCTACAAAAACGGGAAGCCGAGGAAAAAAGACATTGCGGCGCCAATCGTCAAGCCGCCTAGTATTCCTTCCGAGCCAGAACCCGTCTTATCAGAAGCAAAGCGTCCAGTGGAAAAAGGAGCAAAGTTCGAGATTGAATATCTCGACAGTCAAGGCTATCCGACCGAACGGTTAATTTCTGTTAGCAGTTATGAGAACGACCGTATCTACGCCTTTTGTTATCTCAGAAGCGAAGAGCGCACCTTCAAGCTGGAAGGAATTATCAAAATGATAGACAAGGCGACAGGGGAAATCATCGAGAACCCTTGGCGGCACTTCGGACTATCTGAAGATCAGGATGGGCGGGAGCATCTTTATTCATTGTGTCACCCAATTCTTGTCGCAATAAAAGCGCTCAAGTCTTTTTCGAGCCAAACCCGCGGACTCTCACAAAGGGAGCGGTCAAAGATCATTGACTTCATTCAAGCAAATTCCGATACCAAAGGACACACAAGAACTGAAATCGATGAATGGCTCCATGGGGTTGGGTATGATAGCTGGTCTGAGTATGGGCTGGAGAACAGCGACGAATACCATAATCTGCTATGCTGTATTCCACCCAAGCTAAAGCCTCTTTGTCGCATCTGCGCTTTCAAGATAGCCCAGGGAAGTGGTCGAACACCAATCAGGCAGGATTTTATCGATAAGATAAACCGCGACTTTCCAGGAGAGTTTGCGGCGAATCTGTCGCAAGCTATTCCATTGCACACATCTAAAGCACAGGAAATCGCCGAGTTGCACAAACTACTGGAGCAGGGCGCACTGACACAGGAAGAATTCGACCAGGAAAAACGAAAGATATTGGACAAATAAAAGATCGCCGAAGAGGCGTGAGCCGCTGAAATTGGGTGTCATTGAACGCTTGACGTAACTACATCTGTAGGTATAATGATACCATGGATTTTGAATGGGATGCCGACAAAGCGGCGCTGAATCTGAAAAAGCATGGCGTTGCCTTCGAGGACGCCGAGCATGTTTTCTACGATCTTGGCCGCATTGAGCGTTACGACGGACGGGAAGATTACGGCGAAGACCGCTGGGTAACGATTGGGTTCGTCGATCCAGTCTTGCTTTACGTGGCTTACACCGTTCGAAATGAAGAAACCATACGACTGATTTCAGCGAGAAAAGCCAATGAAGAAGAGCGCAAGCAATACCGTCAAGCACACCCTTGACCCAAACAATATGCCACCGCTTACCGCCGAGCAGAAGGCGAGGCTGGAAGCCTTGGCGGCGATGCCTGATGAGGCCATCGACTACAGCGATGCGCCCTACCTGCCCGACGCTGTTTGGGTGAGGGCGGCAGGGCTGCCAGGCTACAAAAAGCAAATCACGCTGCGCATCGATGGCGACGTGCTTGATTACTTCCGCAACACCGGAAGCCGCTACCAGTCACGCATCAATGCCGTGTTGCGCACCTATGTGGACGCGCAGAAGGTGCACGCGAAATAACTAACGTGAAAAGCGAAAGAGAGACATCGAAACGGAATTAGAGATTATCACTGCAATAATCGCAGCTTCTTCCGCGCAGAACATTGTTTTTTTCAAAGGAGCAGGATAGCCGTGAGTCGTATTTTAATAGCACTTTTACTCGCATCCGTTGTCGCGCTTTCCGGATGCGCGGCGCGAAACACTTTGAGACCTGTAGAAAGCCATTTGCAGAAGTTCACGCTTCCGACAAAAAAGGACGCCGCCTTTGACGCCATGCTGGCGACTGCGCAGGAGCTGGGGTTACAAATTGATGTTATTGAAAAAGCCAGCGGGTTGCTACAGTTCAAAAACGCATCGTTATCGTATAGCCAACTTGATATGTACTGCCTTTACCCTGCGATTAGAATAAAAGACGGAAAACCCTACGGCAACTTTTCCCAATGGAACCAAAGGGCGATGAGGTCAGGACAAGGCGTTGTTCACGGAATTGTATCGTTGAACATTCTTGCTTTAGAAGTTAACGGAGAAACAAACGTCACCATGCGCGGAAAATGGATTTCCTCAAGTGCAAGAGAGTCGGTTGAGTGTCAATCAAATAATGTTTTTGAAAAAGAGTTTGAAACCAAAACGATCGAACGCCTAAAGGCGTTGATCGCCGCGCAGGAAAACAAATAAGAAGGCGAAAAGCACGATTAGACGCGCGGCCTCTTGGTTCTAGCGCAGATTTGAAATAAGGGACGCATAACTATGATTGCTTACCGGGTCTATATTGATGAATCGGGGGACGAATGCTTCAAATTTTTACAAAAGGAGGAAGGAAGCTCGCGCTGGTTCGTTCTTTCTGCTGCGGAAACTCAGGAAGCAGAGGAAATGACGCTACTTCAAAAGCGATGCGTAGTGCTCTGAGCAATCATCGGACTTAATAAAGCAGTTTTTGATTGACTGCAATAGAATGGGCTTTAACTCCCCTTCTTTTTTTGCGGTTCTTTCTTTTAAACACGCCCTCAAAAAATCATCTCTATTAAGTTCATAAGGTTCATTGAAAAGAACCCAAGTATCCTTTTTGAACCAGTCACGGTTTTCTGGTATGAAATAGCACCCCTTGGCATGGTGACACCCTTCCGTGCCAGGCTTTCTGTGTTGTTTTGACGTTGTTTTCAAAACAAGGTATGGCTTGCTTTTGCCGTCGTTAAGAACAATCAAGAGCTTGTCAGCGTGACAGCCATCATGAAGTGTAAACCCTTCCCAGAAAACAATAGAGCCAGGAGTCAAAGGAACACCCTCCGCGCCCTGTCGTTATCCGCCATAATTTCTGCAATTTCTTCACGGGACAGCTTTTCATCGTCTTCTGCCGATAAAGAAAGCATGTAATCGATAGGAGTCCCTGTGCCTTGCTTTATCGTATTGGCCCACGGCCCACCGCGGCTGTGCGAAACCTCGCTCATCATGTCTGCCGTGGCGTCTAAATAAATTTCGGCAAGCCGCTCCATGATCCGAATCTCACGTTTTGTGAAAAAGCGAGAGTCAAATCTTGTTTTGAACTCGAATTTTGATGGAATATTCTTTGACTTGCCGTCTTCTGTCTCTACGCTTGAGAAGCCAACGACGTTGATGTCGCCTATTTTTTTGTCATCCTTTATAGTTCGATATAGTGCGTCAGGAACTGGACCTTTCGGAAGGGCGTGATAGATCAAACCTGTCACAGAGCGCCCGGTTTGCCGGAAGCTTTCAAAATCAAGAAAGTAAAGAAGCTTGAAAACCTTTACAAGGCCGCAATACTTCGTGTTCTTTGAAAAGAACTTGATCGCCTCAATAAGTTTTTCGCGTTCGTGCGTGATGAGCATCTTTTCGTTCCACGCGCCCGTGAATGGCGCGACTAAATCTCAATCATCAGGCGGTTGAGATGGCCTCTGGTTCAATACACGTTCGTCATCGAAAATGATTTCGGTTCCCATAATAACAGTTATGGGAACCACGAGATCGAGAAAGATTACAAACAGTACAAAAAAGATTACGGTATGTTATTACCTCACCAGGCAAGCACCCGCCACCGGCGGGTTTTCTTTTGCCCGGTCAAAACCAATCGGCATGCCCATCGCCAGCCATCAGGCGGGCGGAATTTGCACCCCTTTGATCTCGTTGCGGAACTGATCCACCCTGGCGTCGGCCTCTTGCTTGGCCGCCTGCCATAACGATATATCGTCCAGCAGTTGGCGCGCCTTTCCAAAGCCCGCTTCCGGCAGGCGACGGGCGCTGTCGCCGGAATTGGCGAAGGAGCGCAGATCGCTCCACAACGACGTCAACTTCTGTTCGGCCAGCCGGGCGTCTTCCTGCGCCGTCACCAACTCGCCCTTTATTCGCATGTATTCGTTTCTTTCCATGACATCCCCTGTGCAAACAAGACCTCAAGCATTACCGCTGTTGCGCGGATGGTCGCAGTATAGCAAAAAACTTACCAAAAGGTTGACTATTAGCTTACCGTTTAGTAAGATTTGCTCGTGCCACCAAAACACCCAGGAAATCATCATGACAAACGAAAACACCCAAGACCAACGCGACGCCCGCCGCTGGCGCGCACTTAAAGACAAGCGTCCGATCGCGTTTCACTTCTTCATGGTGGGAGGCGGGGTCGGCTACAGCAACCGGACATCGTCGGCGCTTGTGGATGCCGTGGCCGACGCGCTGGCGGATGAGGTTGAAAACTTCGATGAAGCAGCCCACAGGCAAGAGCTTAGCGAGCGGATGGAAAAGCGGAAAAGGGAAATTTCAGCGCTCGACCAGGAAACCGACAAGCAACGCAGAACACCAGAAATTTATCAAGACACGGTAGTGCGCGGCGTTTTACCGGTTGAAGACGGAAAGATCGCTTTTTCGCTTGGCGCCGACGCCAAGACGGCCATCTACGTGCGCATTCCTGTTTACGACGCGCTTTGGCTTTCTTCAGCGCTGGTGAATTACATCGCGCTTTCCCAATCACCAAGAACACCCCGATTTTTGTTTTCCAGAAGTAACGCATAGCGGTCGCACAAGGAAATTGAGAGTCTCACTTTACAGGAAAGAGGCATGCAAATGAACCAGACACCCCAACACATCGACACCGACCGTGAAACCCTCTACGCACTCGCCAAGCAAGTGCCGGACATGGAGCGCGGCTTCACCATCAATACCCGCTACGGCGACATTGAAATCACCGCCGAAGAGGCCGACGAAATCGTCGCCGCCACGCGCCGGGTGCTGGAGAAGCGGTCAGCGCCCGCGAAAGAAGAGGCAGACACTGGCGACGCCGCTTACGGCAAACCCGTCATCATCCTTTATGGACCGCCAGGCATCGGCAAAACCTTCAATGCACTCGTGATCGCCAAAGCCTTTGGATGCAACTGCATTATCGATGGCGAAGCGCTGGAGCTTGCTGATCGCCTCTATGAAGGCACACTCGCCATCACAAACGACGACGAAGTTGCCGCCGCCTGTTACGATCTGGCGTCCGAAAACTACCGGCTTCCGTGCGTGCTTATCGACATCCCGGACAGGGAAAGCATGGACGCGTTTGCAGCGGCGCTGAACAGGGTTTCCGACGCCGCTGATCGTGTGCGCAGCGAACGCCTCGCCGGAGAGCCGGAGGCCGCGTGAGAACGACCTACGAACCGGGTGCATGGCGCAAACAGCCGCCGGTCACGCCGGCGCCGGTGCTTGTCGAGCCGGAATGGGACGGCCAGGGCGAATACCCGTTCGAGTTGAAAGTGTGGGGCATCGCCACGCTGATCCTGAAAGCGCCGCCGTATCAGCGAGAGCAGGACATCGAATTCCTGCGCAAGCACCACCCGGAAGTCGTCGTCGAAAAAATTCTCAACACCGCGCGCGTGCGCTGGCACGCGCAGAAAAAACACAAGGAGGCAGCATGAGCCGCTTGTTCCGATTCATCGCCAGGATGCGCTGCGGCTACAGCCCGCGCGTTGCATGGATTCTCTCCCGAACATCCGAGCAGTGGAGGATGAAATGATCGGTCTGACCTATTCCTACCTGCGCGCCATCGAAAAAAGGGAACGGGCGCTTCGCTTTTTTAAGCAGAGACAGCGCTTCGCCGAACACGCTTGGTTGTTTTTGTTCGGCGCTGTCGCGGGCGCTACGCTTGTGCTGGTTTTTGTTGCGGGGCAATCATGAACATACAGCTTCCCGCGAGACGCGAAACCGACCTGATCCGGCTTCCAGAAGTTACCCGCATGACCGGGCTTGGCAAATCCTCGATCTACGCCCGCGAAATGAAAGGCGGTTTCCCCAAGCGCATCAAGATCGGCAGCCGGACAACCGTCTGGAAATATGGCGAAGTCGCCGCCTTGTGCGAAGCTCGGGCGGCGGTGAGGTGTGAGGGGAGGGCGGCGTGAAGCAAGTGAGCGCCCTCACGCCGACACAAACAGCCTACGCTGAATTACAGCAGGCGTTCGATTATTTCAACGAATCGCTGTTCATCAGGATTTTTGGCAAGCGCTTGCCGCAGTGCTTGATCACTTTTCAGCGCCACAGCCGCGCCTATGGCTTTTACTTCCATGGACGGTTCTCTGAAATGAAAGGGGAGAAGCGCCTCGACGAAATCGCCATGAACCCGGCACATTTTCGCAACCGATCAATCGAAGAAATCCTTTCGACGCTGGTGCATGAGATGGCGCACCAGTACCAGCAGCAATTCGGCAAACCATGCCGGAAGTGTTACCACAACACCGAGTGGGCGAACATCATGGAGACAATCGGCCTCATGCCATCTACCACCGGCCAGCCGGGCGGGAAGAGAACCGGACAAAAATGCAGCCACTACATCATTGATAACGGCGCTTTCAGCAAGTCGTGCGGTCAGCTACTGGAAAACAGATACCGCATCACATGGGGCGACGAACTCGACGAACTTACAGGCGCGATCAAAAAAGCGCGGAAGAAAAACGCATCGAATCGCCTTAAATACCGCTGCCCGGGTTGCAGCGCGCAAGCATGGGGAAAGCCAGACTTGAAAATCCTGTGTGGTAACGACGAATGCGATCAAGCGGTAATGGAAAGCCACTGATTTTGTATTGCGCAATACAACACATTATCATTTTCGTAGCAATGTAACAACAACACAGGAGAAAATCATGCAACAAATTCAAATTCCGCCCCTTGCAAAAGGCGAAACCTACATCGGCTGTATCGGCGATGCCTCCGGCAACGTGTACCACATCATCCTGCTGCCCGGCGACAACGATGACGCTTCTTGGCAGGATCAAATCGAGTGGGCAAAAAGTATCGGCGGCGATCTGCCAAACCGAATCGAGCAAGCCATGTTCTTCGCAAACCACCGCGATAAGTTCAAAAAAGACTGGTATTGGAGCAACGAAACGCACGCTTCCGATTCCGACTACGCTTGGCATCAGTTCTTCGACTACGGCTGTCAGAACAACTACCACAAGGCCGCCTCGCTTCGTGCTCGTGCCGTCCGCAGATTGCCCATTTAATCATTCAATCATTTCGAGGGAACCATGACCACCATTACGCTTGAAGAAATCAAGGCGAGACATGAAGAGATTGCCGCACTGATCGCAAAGCTCGAACAGCCGAAATCGTTTGAGTATCAGGGGAAACAAATCGGCCTGAATCCCGGCGAAATCTACGCCGGAACGATCATCACGCCGGGCGAATACGGAAGCTATCACCTGATCCTATTACCGAGCGAGACCAAACCGATCAACTGGAAAGACGCAATGAAGTGGGCAGCAAAACATGGTGGTGAACTTCCTAACCGCGTTGAAGGCGCCCTGCTGTTTGCGACGCTCAAACACGAATTTCAGGAAGAATGGTACTGGACGCGCGAAGAACACGATTACGTTTACGACTACGCTTGGCCTCAGAACTTCGAAAACGGCGGTCAGCACCTCACCCGCAAGTACGGAGAGCTTCGTGCTCGTGCCGTCCGCAGATTGATTCAATATACTGCGGCGACGCGGTCATAGCATCAAGTCAGACCTTACAAAAACCTACCGTAAACAACGAGTGAAAAAATGACCGACGACAAAATACTCAGAGCGCGTGATGTCAGCAAGAAAGTCGGGCTTTCGCGTTCGACCATCTACCGCCTGATCAAGCTCGGGAAATTCCCGCCGTCGCAGATCATCGGACTACAGGCTGTCGGCTGGAAGGCGTCAGCTATCGAGTCCTGGATTGATGGGACTCACAATACCGCCCCCACGCGGCAAGCAATTCCCGCCGCTCCGCAATGAACGCTGCGCGGTTGTATGCCCGGCGCACCAGATTCCCCTCTTGGTGCGCAAGGCAGGCTTCAATAACATCCGGGCGCGCGGCACCCGTCTCGTTCGCCCAGGTCGAGAACGTCGCACGGAAACCATGTACCGTCGTCCGCTCACGCCACCCCATGCGTGACAACAGCGTCAGCATCGCCATATTGCTTTGCGGCTGATCCGGCTTTCTGCCGGGAAAAACAAAATCACCGCCCAGCCTTGGAATGCGCGCTAACACAGCTTGTGCCTGCTGACTCATGTAAACGACGTGCTGATCACCCGCCTTCATTCTCTCTGGCGGAACCGTCCAAACATCGTCAATTACCTCAGACCATTTAGCCAGCCTCACTTCTTCCGAGCGCGCCACTGTCAAGATCAAAAATTCAAGTGCAAGCGCTGCTGTCCCAGGGTACTCTCGCAGCGCCGACAAAAACTCCGGCAAATCGCGGTACGGGAGCGAACGGTATTGCCCTCTGTCCCATTTCTGGCGCAGCGAACGCGCTACCGCCCGCGCCGGATTTGCCGTCGCCATCTTTCGCAAAATCGCGTAGTCGAAAACAACGTCGAGCCGTTGGCGTACCCGCCGCGCAGTTTCTGGTATTGACGTGTACAGCGGTTGCAGCGCATCAAGCAAGTCGCCAGCCTCCACCTCGTCGATGGGTGTTTTCAGGATGGCGCCAGGGATGTGTTGCTCGATGCTGGAAATCCATTGCTTTGCGTGCTTCGTTGTCAGCGTCGGTTCGGCAAAATTTTCGTGATACTGGCGGCACACGGCAAGAAGCGTTTTCTTATCGGCACGCGCTACCGGCGCCGCAGCTTTTGCTTTCGCCACCCTCTCGGCGATTGGATCGACGCCTTGCCGCACCTGCGCCCGCAGATCGGCGGCCGC